CACAAACTTCAAAATTCAATTTTACCATCGCAGTCAGCAACAGTTAATGTTAGCATGGCTGAGGAAAATACTAAAGCTCAGATTACTACATTTGCTGATGAGACGGCTGGTTGGAATACTACAGTACCAACCGATCCCGATCCCACTTTTAATTTGGCAAGTAATAGTGATAGTGATTTGGGAAACTTCTTATGTCGTCCTATTAATGTTGCAACATATCAATGGGCTGTGAATCAGCCTTTATTTGAGACGTTGAGACCGTGGACTGAATATTTAAGTAACTCTTTTATTAGGGATAAGATACAGAATTTTGAACTTTTGCGCATGAATTTGCATATGAAAGTTTTGATTAGTGGTACACCATTTCATTATGGACGTGCTTTAGTATCTTATAACCCTTTGAATGGTTATGATGAGGTTACTATTGAACGCGGATTAGGAACTGCATTTGATGTAGATTTGATCGGCGCTTCGCAGAAGCCTCATATATTTTTGAACCCAACACTTAATTCAGGTGGTGTTTTAGAAATGCCTTATTTTTATAAGGACAATTATATTTCACTATCTGATTCGTTGGAAAATGTTGCTGATAAATTAGGCGAAGTGACTTTTAGGTCATTTGGTAATTTGAAGCATACAGATGGGGGAAACCCTGTCACCATAAATGTTTATTTATGGGCAACTGATGTGGTATTGACAATGCCCACATCTAGAGATTTGCCGGTTTTGACATCGCAATCAGGAACAATGAATTCTGGTGATGAATATGGACAAGGCATTATTTCTAAACCTGCTTCTGCTGTAGCGAAAGCAGCTGGTGTGTTGAAATCAATACCATTGATAGCCCCATATGCTAGGGCAACTGAAATAGTTGCAACGCGTGTGGGAGATATTGCTAGGTTATTTGGATATAGCAGACCAGCAGTGATTACTGATCCTCTACTTATGAAACCATTGCCAGTTGGTAATGTTTCAAATATAGATGCTGCAGATGCTGTTTATAAATTATCTTTGGATTCTAAAAATGAAGTAACCATTGACCCTCGGGTCACTGGTTTGGAAGCCAGGGATGAGATGGGAGTGGTTGATTATGTTAAGAGAGAATCTTATTT